ACGCCATACTGTCAGCACTCTCCAGACAATCGAGCACTATTCCGGAGCTGAGCGCGGTGGCCTTCAGTCCGAATCCATGCAGCCGCAGGTCCGGCCGCTCCGTCTTAATGGCGAGCAGAATGTCCTCGACCACTGAGATCTTGCTGTTTCGCTTACAGACCGAACCGACCCCAACATACGCACCCGGCTTCAGCCGATCGCCATAGGCCCGGACGTGTTCCACATAACTCTCCACCGTGAAACCCTGCAGCACGGGCATGACGTAGATGTTTGGCACCAACGGCAGCAGTCGATCGTACCGCTCGATCGTCAGGCGCTGATGCTCCGCTACTGAGAGACCGGTCTTCGCCACGATGAAGGGCTCGCACATGAAATCCTGCGCCACCGCGGCCACAATGCCCGAACCATCATAATCCCATCGGTTAATCTCGATGGCATAGGCCTCCACGCCGTGGCGGTACGCCCCGTGCGTCGAGATCTCGGTGAAAGCGCCGCTATCCATGATCCACCGCTTCGCCGCGATCGGCTTCTTGCGTCCGCGGATGGCGTTGACGCTGATGAAGGCCCGGTCGAAGTGCTTGGCGTCCGCCGGGTGATGCAGGCCGACAAAGAATTTCACGCTATCCCCACTTCCAGACGTAGATCTCCAGCCGCGGCTGCTCGCTGTACAACTTGCGAAATTGCGCAGCTACGATTTGTGCGTCCGAGCGCCAGATGATCGGCCGCTTTTCCTTGTCGCCCTTGAACCGGGGCGGGTGATAGTTCAGCCCGTCGATCATCTTGGAGATGTTGTCCCAGTCCGGGGCCGAGGTGTGCGGGATGTCGCCAGCGAGCGCCTGCTCCCGTTTCTTCCTGCTCCAGCTCTCCGGGATCGGCATGTAGGCGAGGATCATTACCGACACGGCCTCGTCGAGGTGCGGCCGACCGCGCATGGCGCGGATCCCGGCTTCCTTCAGGGCGTCTTCGTACTTCCGGGTTTCTTTGTCGGTGAAGGCGCGAGCAAAGCCGCCGATGGTAGAGATCCGGGGCCGCCCTTTCCCGCGCGGCGGCCCCGGTAACACTATCGAGACAAAGGGATCCTTGTCCGGCATCAGTTCAGCTTGTGATCTTCGGCCTGCTTCTGCTTCTCGGCTTCCGAGCGCGTCATGGCGACGACGTTCGAAGGCTTCTTGGGCGTTCCGGCAACGCCAGTGCCGTAGTCATCCTCGGCCTTTTCCAGCTTCTTGAAGCCGCTCTGCAGCGTCGTCTGGTGGTCTTGGAAGCCGCGAACAAACTCCCGGTACTGCTCGGTGCTCTCGTGATAGTCGCACTTCAGCGGCTTTCCGGTCATGGACGCGGTCTGGCCCTCGGAATAGGCACGCTCGCTCGCCGGGACGCGCTCCGGTTCGAGGAACATATCCAGCTGGGCACCGAGGTCGTAGCCCATCCAGCGCGCGACCTTGAGGGAGCGGGCGATCGCGGCCTTCTTCTTCTTCTCGCCGTCGGCCTTCTGCATCTCGCGGGCGTCATCGAAGTCGCCCTTCAGGAAGCCGTCGGCCTTGGCTGCCTTGTAGTGGATCCGGAGCGCATTGGTTGCGTCCTCGATCGCCTTCTTCCCGGCCTCGATCTTCGGCAGATGGTGCAGGAACAGGGCCTTCTCCTGAGCATCATCCTGCGGATTGGTCTTCGGTGCCGCGGCTTTCGCTTCGGCCTTGGTGGTCTTCGCTCTCGGCGCTCCCTTGGAGCGGTTTGCGGCATCGTCGGCCGCGGTTTTCGGGTCTTTCTTCGGCTTCCTTGGGGCCATGGGCCTCTCCTGCTGGGGTTGGAATCGAAAGGGTGCCGGGAAGCTATGGGGGACTTCCCGACACCCTTAATCTGGCCGCGAGGGAGCTGGGGGCTTAACCCCGCGCGCCAGAATTACGCAAACAGAGACGGCAGCACATACTCGCGGGGCAGGCCTGTCAACTCCGCAACCTTGGCAACATGGTGCGGGGGGACCTTTTTCCACCGGGTCAGGTTTTGCTTCTTGATGCCAAGAGCGCGGGCGATCTCAGCCCGGGAGGTCTTGGTGAGGACCAGCGCGAAGGCTTCCTCGTCTGTCTTCGGTTTTTTCATGCCCGAGGTAAATCACGAGTTGACAGGTTCGTCAAGCTGGGTCTACAAGAGGCTTACCGAGCCATTGGGGCTCAGGGAGCATCAGATGAACATTCGCCTCACCCACCTCAACGACTGCATCCGGCAAGCCGAAGCTGACCTCCGCAAATGCCGCGAGGAGCGCAACGCCCTTCTGATCGAATTGTCCGGCTTCAAGCCCGGGACCGAATTTGAGCAGGGTGGCAACCGCTACCGGGTGCGCTCCATCAGCGCCGCCGCCAAGGGCAGCGAAGTCTGGCTGGTCTGCGACTGGTGGACCTCCGCCAAAAAATGGTCTCAGGGAACCCGCGTCGTCAACCACCAGATCAAGGATTGATCCCATGCCTCTCAACACCCCCATCGATACCCGCGTCGTTCCCGGATCCAACGAGGCTCCGGACTTCGCCAAGGAAGTCACGGACCGCATCGCGTCCGAATACGTCGGCCTCACAAACACGCTCGACGAGCTGGTCAACGAGATGCCGAAGCTGCCGGAGCAGGTGAAGTCCGACGCGGACGCCCTGATGACCGGCGCGCTTATCAAGCGCTTCCGGGATCTCGACAGCCGGGTCGACGGCGTCCGGGTGCTGGAGAAAGAGCCCTATCTGCGCGGCGGCAACGCCGTCGATGCGTTCTTCTTCGGCCTGCGCGACCTGATCGGCAAGCGCAACAAGTCCGACCGCAAGGCCAAGGACGGCTACGCCGACATCCTGCAGGCCCGCATCAACGTCTTCCAGAACGAGAAGATCGCCGCGGAGCAGGCCCGCCTGCAGGCCGAGCGCGTGGCCCGTGAGCGCGCTGAGCGCGAGGCGCGGGAAAAGGCCGCCGAGGAGCAGCGGCTCGCTGAGGAAGCCCGGCTGGCCGCTGAGAGGGCACGCACGGCCCACACCAAGGCTGCCAAGGATGCCGCCGCAGCTGAGCAGGAGCGGATCGCCGCTGAGCGTAAGGTCGCCGAGCAGCGCGCTGCCGAGGCCGCCGAGGATGCCCGGCTGGCATCGTTGGCAAAGCCTGCCGATATCGCCCGGGTCCGTGGCAATGCCGCGGCCGGTGGCGGTGTCACCCTGACGGTGGCTCAGGAGCCGTATGCTGCGGTCGAGGATCGGACTAAGCTGGACTGGTCGAAGATCGCTCCGTTCTTCACCGATGCCGAGGTCGAGAAGGCGCTCCGCGCATGGGCTCGCACCACCGGCCACCGGGTGCAGATGGACGGCGCGGCGATCGGCTTCCGGAACAAGGGGGTGACGCGGTGACCGCGGTCGAACGCTACATCTGGCTCAACGGGTCTCTTGCCCTGATTTACATGGCGGTGCTCGCATGGGCAGCATGAAAGACCACTGGGATCCGTCGGTGCTTGTTCGGCCGACGGATCCGGACACCAGCCATCAGGCAGCGGCGAAGGTAACCAAGAAGTTGACCGGGATCCGGCTCGCTGTCATGGATCTATTCAGGGTCCGGCGCGAGATGACGGACATGGATCTGCAGCTGTATTTCGGCGGCCCGGAATCCAGCTACCGCAAGCGCCGCACCGAACTGGTCGAAATGGGCCTCGTCCGCGATAGCGGCCGGAAGGTGATGCAAAAGGGCTCCAACCGGATCATCTGGGAGATCGTATAGCCATGTGGTTTTTAGCTGCGATGCCGTTGTGGGTGTCAGGATTCTTCTTCCTGTACATGGCCTTCTATTGCCCGTGCCACAGAAGACCGGACGAGACTGATGTCGATCTAATCGCCCAGTTCGTGATCGCCCTGCTGGTTTCTCTGCTGCTGCTGTACCTTGCAGCAAAGATGTCGTCATGAAGCGCCCGCGCCCTCACATCCCGCTGTCGGTCCGTGTGAAGGTGGCCGACAGGCAAGTACGGGCGATGCGCCCCACCCTCAAGATCGGGTGGTATCTTGGGATCGACTGGCGCGGGTATGCAGGGAAACAGCTCGTGGCCGCGCTGGAGATCCTCCCGAAGGGATCCCAACTCGACCACGACCCGGCGCTGATTCTGCGCCAGTTTGACGAGGAGACCGGGCTCTACACCCCAGACGCCAATGACCCGGACTACCTGATCTACCGGGAGCCGGGAGACCACCTGCAAAAGACCATCGGTCGGAAGGCTGACGCTGAGAAGACCGTAACCACGAAGGGAAGCGACATATGGCTCAAGTCGAAGTTCAACAGGCTGGAGGGGCGGACAAAGCAGCGCCCAAAGCAAAAAATTCCGTCAAGGCCGTTTCCAAAAGGAAGGCCGTTTCCAAAGCGAAAACTCCGGGACGAGCGATAGCGATCGCCCAGCCCGCCCCGCCGCCATCAAACCTGCTGCAGGTCATCATGGCCGCTGCGGTGGACCCGCGCTGCGACGTCGAGAAGATGAAATCTCTGCTGGAGATGCAGCGTGGCATTGAGGACCGCGAGGCCCAGAAAGAGTTCACGCGGGCGTTCAATGCGCTGCAGGCCGAACTTCCGATCATCAATCGTGACGGCAGGATAGACCACAGTTCTGATGGCGGCGAGACCACGCGGAGCGGCCGGAAGGCCCTCAAAACCAGCTACGCCACCTACCCGAACCTGATGCGGGTGATCAAGCCGCTGCTGAAGAAGCACGGCTTCACCTTCTCGACGTCCATGAACCCGGACCAAGCGTCTGGAGCCATGGTCGCCGTCTCGACGCTAGAGCATGTGGCAGGCCACGCGCGCACGACCAGCTTCCGGGTGACGGCCGACGCCACCGGCGGCAAGAACAACCAGCAGGGCTGGGGCTCCAGCCAGCAATATGCCATGCGCTACAATCTGATCGCGCTCGGCAACATCGTCACCGAGGCTCGCGAAGACGCCGACAACGACGGCTTCAAGAAGACCGAGGATGGTCCGATCAGCGACGACCAGCGCGCCGAGCTGGTGAAGCTGGCCGACGATGTCGGTGCCGATAAGGCGAAGTTCTGCGAGATGATGGACGTGGAATCCTTTGCCCACATCCAGCGCAGCCAGTTCGATCTGGCGAAGCAGCAGCTGAACCGTAAGCGCCGAGCGAAGCAGCGCCAGAGCGACTTCCCGGGAGATCGCTGATGCCGATGGAGATCCTCAACGTCGAGCAGGGAGGACCCGAGTGGCATCAGGCCCGGCTCGGGATCCCGACGGCGTCAATGTTCAGCGCGGTGATCGCGAAGGGCGAGGGGAAGACACGCCGCGCCTACATGATCAAGCTGGCGGGTGAGCGGCTCACCCAGATCCCGATGGAGAGCTACTCCAACGACGACATGGAGCGCGGCACCATGCAGGAGCCGGAGATCCGCACGCGGTACGAGTTCATGACCAACAGCACCGTGCAGCGCATCGGGTTTGTCCGGAACGGTCGCCGGGGCTGCTCTCCCGACGGCTTTGTCGGTGACGACGGGATGGTCGAGATCAAGTCCGCCGCTCCGCATGTGCTGATTGACATCCTGCTGGCTGGCGTCCCGCCGAAGAAGCATCTGCCGCAGTGCATGGGCGGCCTGTGGCTGACTGGCCGGAAGTGGTGCGATCTGGTGATCGGATCCTCTCCGAAGCTGCCCCTGTTCACATGGCGGCACTTCCGGGACGAGAGCTACATCAAGATGCTCGAAGCCGAGGTCGACTACTTCAACGGCGAACTGGTTCACATGGTCAGGCAGATCGAGGGGATGTGATGGCGCAGGCTCCGCGGCGTTTCATAATGATGTGGCGCGACGGCGTGTTCATTCCGCACGACCGCATCAAGCGATACTGCGACGACACGTTCGGCGAGGGCGAGATCGTGACGTTCGAGCGCCACGAGGAGCGGTCGACGGTGAGCCACAACCATTACTTCGCTTCGATCCAGACCGCGTGGGACAACCTGCCGGAGAAGGACGATCGCTTCCCGAATCCGGAGGCGCTCCGGAAGTGGGCCCTGATCAAGGCTGGCTACTGCACCGAGGCCACGACGGTGCTCGACACCGAGGAGCAGGCCAACACCATCGCCGGGTTCATGGGCCATCAGGAGGGCGTGATCATCGTCGTCAAGGGCCCCGTGATCAAGAAGTACACCGCCAAGTCGCAGGCCGTGGCCGCGATGGGCAAACAGGAGTTCCAGCGCAGCAAGGATGCCGTGCTGGACATCATCGCGCAGCTGATCGAGGTCAGCCGCAAACGTCTGGAAGACAACGCAGGGAGAGCAGCATGAAGTACGCAGTGATCGATACTGAGGGGAGCGGCCTCTTCGACTACACCAAGCCAGCCGACGCGCCGGGGCAGCCGCGCATGGCTGCGTTCGGCATCATCCTGCTCGACCACGATCTGAAGGTCGAGACCAAGCATGGCTGGCTGATCAAGCCGGATGGTTGGATCTTCGACGACAACGGCGAGGCCGCCAAGAAGAACGGCCTGACGCAGGCCCAGCTGGAGGCCGAAGGCATCGACGTCGGTGCCGCGCTCCAGATCTACAACGACGCGCTCAGCGAGCGGCGAATCATCGTCGGCTTCAACGTGCTCCATGACCTCAAGACCCTGCGTGCCGAGATGCGCTACAAGGGGTACCCGGACCGGTTCATGGACACCCGATACATCTGCGTCATGCAGGGATGTCGCCAGTTCGTTGACGCTCGCACCGCCGACGGCCGGAAGAAGGCCCCGAAGCTGGAGGAGGCGTGCTCCTACTACCAGATCGAGGTCGAGGGCGGCGATCACAGCGCGCTTCCGGATGCCGAGCGCGCCTATCAGATCCTGCTGAAGCTGCACGAGATCGGCGCAATCCCGCAGTTCAAGGATCCTTACGAGAAGACCTCGGCACCCAAGAAGGCTATGCACAAGAAGCGCGACGAGGCCGCGCCGCGCCAGTTCCTCGACGAGGACGATCCGCGCCGACCGCCGGACTTCCTCGGCACCCGCAACGGAGGGATCGAGGAATGACGGAGGCATATCCGCTCCGCTGGCCTCCCGGCTGGCCGCGCCACAAGGGTGCACAGGACAGCGACAGCCGGTTCAACGGGCCGACCTATCGCTGGGACCGCGTCTATCGCGGCCTGCAGGAGGAGATCAAGCGAATCGGCGGGACCAAGATCGTTGTCTCGACGAACCAGCCTCTCCGCAACGACGGCTACCCGTATGCGCAACAGCGCAACATCACCGACGTCGGTGTCGCGGTTTATTTTATGCGCAACGGCAGGCCGATGGTGATGGCGCAGGACCGTTTCTGGTCGATCATCGGCAACATGCGATCGCTCACTATGGCGATCGAGGGTCTGCGCCAAATGGAGCGCCACGGCGGAGCCACCATGATGGAGCGGGCGTTCGACGGGTTCGCTGCCCTGCCGCCGCCGGAGGATTGCTGGTCGATCCTCGGCATCAGTCGCAATCCACCTTACGATGTCGACGAGACCATCGTCATGGAGGCATTCCGCGCCAAGGCCCGGGAGGCCCACGAGAAGGGCGGGGACATGCACCGCATCGTCCACGCAAAGAACCAAGCGCTGGAGCAGATCAGTGCCTGAGTTTCCTACCATGCCGCCGCGCGCCAAGATGATCATCATCGAGGCCGCGGAGCGTCACGGCGTCAAGATCTCGGACCTGATCGAATCGTGCCGCAGGAAAAAGGTCTTCCGGGTCCGGATCGAGATCGCCAAGGCGCTCGACGCATGCGGCTACACATCCACGCGCATCGGCCGGTACCTGAACAAGGACCACACCACGATCCTGTTCTATCTCGGCCGTGGCAAGAAGAAACCATCCCCGCCGAAGTGGCGGACACCAAAGGTGAAGCACGTTCGCTTCATCCGACTGAAGAAGACCAAGCCACCCCCACCACATTCGCCCCGGCGCTATGCCGGATTCGATGGAACCGAAAACCAATTCAAGAGGTACAGTCATGAATCAGTTGAACGGACATAAGGAATTTGCCCGGGTGGTTGCCGATAACTATTCGGAGATGGAGGACCACCTCCAGCAGGCTGCGGCCGAGAACCACCGCCTGTCCGTCGAGAACGGCGTGCTGCTGGCCGAGTGCAACATGCTCCGGGAAGCGCTGGCGCTGGCCGAGCGCGAGCGCATGCGGCTTCAGGCGGTGTCCTCGACCTTCGGCGGACAGGCCCGCGCGCTGCAGTCCGTCTTCCACAGCATCGTGGAGTTGGCGATCAAGAACGGGTACGAGGCCGCTGAGCAGGCCGCCCAACAGCCACAGGCAGCCCCACAGAAGCCGGAGCCGATCGACGCCTCCGAGATAGCTCCGCAGCGCAAATCCTCTGGAGCGCCTCCTGTGGTCGATTGGGAGACCAAGGTGCGCGCCAACAGCCGGGACGACTACTAACGGAACGTAAGTTCCACATCGGCGTTGCTCCGGTTCACACTGGAGTGACGCCAATGCTCGCCGCCGTAATTACTTTTCTGATTTACGTCTGCATTCTCGCGCTGGTGATCTATCTGATCATCTGGGTGCTGCGCGATGTCATCGGGGTGCCGATCCCTCCAAAGGTCATCCAGATCCTGTGGGTGATCGTCGCCCTGATCTGTATCCTCTGGCTCGTCAACATGGTCCTTGGCGGTGGATCCTTTCGTGTCCCAGCCCTACGGTGACACGATCGAGCCCCTGCCGCCGTATCCACCGGCACCTCCCCAGATCTGCACGGGGTGCTGAAACGAAAAAAGGCCGCCCCATCGCTGGAGCGGCCTTTTGATTTGGCACCGGTGCTAGGTACTGCCCCCAGCTTCACGGGTTTGGAGTCCGCTTTGCGCCTTGCGCCCACCGGTAATTGGTACTGCCTCGCGGGATCGAACCGCGCTTACCCGGTCCACAACCGAGCGCCATATCACCAGATCGGCCTAGGCAGCATGGTCGCTCACGCGCGTGTCGATCGCGCCT